CTGCCCCCAGCACAAGGAAACTGACATGTCCATTTTCACAGAAATCGAAGCCATCGCCACCGACGTTATTGAGGATATCGTCACCGAGGCAAAGGAACTCGCCGGTTCCATCGTGGTCTATGCCCGAAAATGGCTGGTACCGCGCTCGATATGTTCATCGACTACATCAAGGAAACCAAGCTCGGCACCGCGATCATGAACCTGATCTCGGCGGCATCGTCGTCCACCGCATCGGGCTATGACAAGTTCGCTGCGGTGATCTCGGCGGCCAAGGATGCGTGGGCTGCTTTCGTCGGCGCGGGCGGCGTGTCGGGTGTCTGGGCCGCGTTTGCTTCGGCGCTCGTTTATGTCGTGCAGGCGCTTTACGAAAGATTTTCCGCGAAGGCCGCGTGATGTTCAAGGGCTTCTTCGCGGCTCTGTTCGATGCGATCCTGGGGGTGTTCGGTTTGCGCCGGGCATCCCCGAAGATCGAGGAAATCGCCGCCAGCAACGCCACGGCACAAGCCGAACTCGCACAGGAAAGGGCTGCAAATGAACTTCACACCACGGCTGCTGCTGCTCGCTCTGACGCTGATTCTCGCGTCGTGCGCATCATCACAGAATCGCCCGATAGCGTTAACGCCGAACTCAAGCGCCGATTCCCGGACGATTTCCGATAAGTTCGTACCGTGCTCATCACTGCGGATTGTGCTGCTGGACACGCTCGATACGCAAGCGACTGTAGCGCAGACCATTCCGAACAATGCCGCGATCAGGGCTGTTTGCGGGCGGTGAGATGGCTAAAGCAGTTTGCGTGCCCTCATTCGATTAAGCCGAGAAAATGCACGTCTCCTGCGATCGTCTCGTATTCCCTCAACTGTTTGGGAAAATACCCAACGCTCATGAGCTATAGCCCTATTCCACATTTCAGAGGTTATCACTACGCCATACAAAGGGTCGTCTCTTAAGCGCCCAAACAAAGAATTTCGCACATTTATGGATTCTGTGATTAGATTATAATCTGGCCATGGCTTGTGCATCTAGCATACCTTCTCACTTGGCATGGGTTTTGCCGGTGGTATAGACAATCAAGGCTGTTCGCGGGTAGGACGCCACCATAGGCCTGCGACGTTGAAAGTCGGCAACTGGTCGCTGAGTTTGAACGTCTCAGATGGCCCATCATTGCCGCGCCTGAACTCGTAAAGTGCGTCTCGGTCAAAGCCTGCCGCATACCCACCGATATTATGGTCAATCAGTAGTTGCCATTCATCCACCACCTGCTCCCCCGTCATGCCAAGTGCTGCCTCTGGGTAAATCTGGACGCTTCCCGGCTCGTTTTCACTCTCAACCGCGTAACCGATTGGCGTGAGGCTGGTGGAATAGAAGCCGACGACGCGCCCGGTCCATGATGAGCCTTTCAGCTTGGTGACGCGCTGGCCAAGGGTGAACTTCTGACCGTTACCACGCAACCGCGCCAGTTCCACGGCGTCGGACTGGATGCGGGTGGTTACCAGTTCAGGAACCTTCGCTCTGAGCGGGTCTTGTGAAACACTACCATCATCAGCGGTATGGGCGTCCTGTCCGAAGTTAACTGCTATTTCATCAAGCAGCCCGCGATAATAATCCTCATTGCGGCTAAACTGCGCAGCACTTTCGATCCATGCGTCACGCTCAGCAATCGCATCGTCGAGCGTTTCTGGTCCACCTATTTGCTCGATGTATGCGGCAAGATGTGGCAGCCCCGGCGCGGGTTCAGGATCGGCTGGTGGATTTGGCTGCAAATAATAGCTGTTATTAATCCGGTCGACCATTTCAGCTTCTTCCTCAGGGGTGAGCCAGTTTTCATGATCGGCGGGCGGGTGGGTGTAGAGCGGCGTCCATCCTGCCACTCGATAAGTCGTTACCGGCGAAGTTCCGTCAAAGTTGTTCTGCCAATCAGGCTTAATCCACGCTACAGGTTCATTCGACATTGGACGCTCCGTGTTTGGCGAGTGCTTCATCAATGTATTCGTCCACTTCTGCTGGCGCATAGCGAACGCCGTGGAACTCATCCGGCACTGATATGTAGAAATTGTGCGGTGGGCAGCTATGGTCACGCAACCATCGATAACGTCCCGCGTCGGCCGCAAGTTCCGCCACCTCTGCCCGTAGTGCTGCGATGGTGGCGTCACGCTCGGCAAAGGCGGCCTGGATCACGCGGGCTGCGGCTTGGTCTGGTTTGTCCCTGAACCGCAAGAACGCCCCGGTTGCATCCAGCGCAGTCCGCCAAACTTTCATCGCTTCTTCGTCGGTCATCCTAAATCTCCACGATCTTGAGGCCACGGCGGGCGAGCTCGGCGAGGTATTCGATGCAGGCTGCCTCAACATCCACATCGTTGTCCCAGTCGCGACCCTGCATATAGTCAGCCGTCACAAGCCAGCCTTCGCCGGGTTCAGAGAAAATGGTGACGCTGACAGGTGGAACCAGAAACGGATCACCGTCACTGTCGCGCTCAATGGAGTAGCCCGCCAGCGGGTCCAGTTTGTCAGTCACCTTCAATCCTCCTTCTGATCGTGCGCGGCAGTGACGCGGCGGATCACTGGACGTTCGCGCGAACGGCTGCATCCTTGGCTTCCAGCAACTTGCGCAGAGCAACGGTGCGCTCGGCATTGCGTGGCAGCGTGGTCACAATGTGCGCGGCCAGTTCACAGAACGGGCGGGATGCGGCCTGCAACTGGGCGGGCAGATGGGTGTAGTGGAAGTACCGCAGGATAGGATCAACATCGAGAAGCTGGGCGGTAAATTCGGTCGGCGCAGGGTGGATTGCATCGGTCATGTTCTTGGGCTCCTTGTCTCTGTGATCCGCGCAGAATGGTTCGTCTGCCGGTGCGCGTTTCCGGCAATTGGTGATTATGCAAGTGGCCTCACTCATCAGCGTCTTCCTCGGGATCATATTCAACCGTTCCAGATCCACCGCACTTGGGGCATGGTTCGCCAAAGTCGCCGGGGTCTAGATCATCGTGCCCGACCATCCGCGAGCGCATGTTGCGCGTGCCGCCAAGCACTTCGCCCATGCCGTTGCAGCGCGGGCATTCGATATCGACGATCATGCATAGATCCCCGGATCATACTGGTAGGATGTCCAAGCCTTGTCGCTCACCAGCGCGAACATCTGCCCGCCTTCAAATGGCGCATGGCTCCACTTGCGGATGTTCTGGCCGTTGTCTGACCACTGGACGTAGATCAGCGTTGGAACATTTTGCAGCGGATCAGATGGGTTCGCCTCAAGCTCAGCGCGGCTCTGGAATACGGGGTCAGTCATAGCAACGGCCTCACAACTGCGTTCGGATCAATCGCGACAGGCTCGGCTTTGCCATCTTCCCAATATGCAGTGCATCGTGGGCCGTCCGGGCCATATTGCCATTCGCGCGGATAATCGGGGTGATCGATCGGGAGCGCCATCGTCCTCGTCACAATATCGCAGCCGTCATTGTCCGGATCGGAACGGCGTGATGCCTCATGCTGACAAGTCGCGCACCAGTTCGCGATAAAGCATTCGCCTTCGGTGCCGTTGCTGGGGCGGTATCGCTCGGTCATGATGGGCGCTCCCACGGTTGCAACAGGTCGCTGTAGGGAAGCATCAGTGGGTGGCGTGGTTGGCCATCCTTCGCCGGAACGCCGATACTCATGGGGCGCAGGTGCATCTTGCGGGCCAACTCGTCTACGTCTCGCCAGTGTTCGCGCAAGCGCTTCGGCAGCTTACCGACCGGCCCCCACGCAAATATAACCCGCTCCACGTCGAGGAATATTTCCGCCAGTCGGTAGCCATTGTCTGGTCCGACTGGATCGGCGCAGGTCGCAAGTTCCCGCACGTCCGTTGCTCGATAGGCAAACAGGTTCCCGACGATCAAGTTTCCCCATCCATGACGGTTCCGAAAGCCTAATAGCTTGCGAATGGTCGCATCATCCTGCGTTGCGTCGGCAGTTGACGGGTTAACCATAATGACGGCTGTGGCATGATCCCCGAACACGTCTGGCCTCTCAAGCCGATAGCGGTATGTCCCGCACGGTGAAATGATTGCGCTCACATCCCACCCCCGATTTCGAACCCGCGACGGAGGGCGGCCCATGTGGGGATGTCGGTCATGTGGAAAGCCTTTCGATTTCATCGATGATGCACTTGCCCACGGTGAACCATTCACCAGAGCGGCGGCGGGCATTCCATCGGCGGTGATATTTGAGTTCCAATTCCCTACCGCCCTCGACAGTCGCAAAGATTTGCAGCGGGTGAGGATGGGCAGTTTGCAGAGTGGCAAGGCGGGCGGCCGGGTTTTGGCTGAAGCCGACCTTGATCAGCGCGCCGACCTTCAATTCCGTGCCGATGAAATAGACGCGCTCAACCGGCTTGACGTTCTGCCATGCCTCCAAGGCATCGACCATTGCGCGCAGGGCGTCGAACTCGCCGGTAAATCCGGTTGCGATCTCGACATGACCGCCCTTCTTACTCTCCGCAAATACACCCCAGCGCCCGAAATCAGCATCTTCAGGAAAGCGGTTCTTATCGATGTAAAAAGGAGGAATGCAGCGGTGCGCGCCATGGCGATTATGCAGGTTCACTACCCACTCGCCAAGTTCCGGGTTGATAGGAAGCTTTGCCAGCTTCGCAGACATAGCTATAACAGGGTCAGCCATTGTCGAACGATCCTTGTTCGTGGTGGTCAGGGCCGGGTGAGATTGCCGTCTCATTCCGGCCCGATTTATGCCGATGTACATATGTACATCAAACCCGGACGGAACGAAAACAAAAACGGCACATATTGGGGAAATCGTTGTGATAATTGGTAGGAAAAGCCCAGTTTGCCGTGGGCACCCCTTGTTCGTAATGATGGGGTCAGGTGTTCGAATCACCTAAGCGGCACCATTCTTTTCAAGGTTTTGCGGGAAAAGTGGAACTCCGGTCGATGTACCATTGTACATCAGAACTCCACGGCACCCCCCGCATCGGTCATGAATGACGGGGAATATCGGGCATAGGTGCTGGCTGTCATCGCCAGTGAAGTGTGCCCCAAATACTGCGATATTTTCTGCATTGGCACGTCCGCCTGCGCCATCCAGACCGCGCACGTATGCCGCAGGACGTGCGGGCTGACCGCGATGCCGGTCGTCTTGGCGAGCCGTTCGATTGCCTTCTTCACCGAAGCAATCGGTTTGCCGCCAAACTCTATGACATGATCCGACAGCGCGCCCTTCTGAGCCTCTTCCAGCGCCTTCCTGGCGGTTGCGTTCATGGGCACCACAGTCCGGCGCTTGTTCGTCTGGATACGCCCCGGTGGCCTGTAGTCGATCGTTCCGTGGTGAAAGTCTATCCGGCCCCATGTCAGGTCTAGGATAGCGGCTGACCGCGCACCCGTCGCCAGCCCCAAAATCAGGAACAGCCGGATATGCGGAGACTTCGCGGCATCCACCAGTTTGCGCGCCTCGGGCTTGGTTAGCCATCGATCGCGCGGCGCGGATGCTGGCGGAAGCCATATGTCCGGCGCGGCCTCTCCATACCGCCACCGCAGGCAGGCGCGCAGCAAGGCTAGGTCCGTCCTGATTGTGCTGTTCGAATAGCCCAGCAACCGACGCGCCTTGTGATACTCGCGGCAAGCCTCCCGATCGATCACGGTTCCAAGCCGGTGCCAGAAGTGATCGCGCAACGCGGCTTCGTGCGTTTTGAACTCGGTCCCCACGCCGTCCCGCTGCCGGTCCTTCACGTACATCGGCCACAGTTCGAAAACCCGCTCCGTTGCTGGCGTGGTTATGCGTTTCCACAATTCACCTGCGACAGCTTCGGCCCTGCCCCTATCTGCCGTGCCAGTCGATATTCGGCGCGGTTTTCCGGTTCCTGGGTCGGTGAAGGTGAGGGCGAATTTTCCCCGGTGCTTAGTGAGGCTATAGTCTGGCATTCGTACCGCTCAACCTCTGCCGCAGGAATGCGGATCAGCTTACCGAGCCGAAAGCCAGCCAGTTCGCCAGCGTGGTACATAATGCGGACCTTCTCAGCAGAGCAACCCCATCGGTCTGCCAGCGTCTCAGGGCTGTACGGCTTCACGGTCATACGTCATCCCCCAGATAGGCCAGTGCGGTCTTTCGGGACATCATGGCGGGCCATTGGGTCAAGCCGCCCTCCTAGCCCGCAGCCCGTCCACAAGCCGCGCAAGATCGCCGACTGTCTCGCAGGCCAGCAGCTTGTGCCAGTCTGCATCGCAGCCTTCGTCATGCAGCTCCAGCGCGATGCCGTATTTTTCATACGGTTGGACGATATCGTTCAGCCGCATGTCGTCGTCGTGGGCGAGGATCAGGTCCAGGGTCATGGCTTGGGTTCCGCGAGTGCGAGTGCTGCGCGGGCTTCGGCTTCAGTCGCGTATTCAGCGATCACAACCCGGTCATCCGTTTCGAGTGCGTCCATTTCCTCGGTAGTACGGATGGTCACAGCGCACCAAATAGACGGCAAAGACCTTGCGCACTCGACCTCAAGTACATGACTGCCAGCGTCCATGTCGTAGTAGTCGATTACGTCCCATGGACTGAACTGGCATGTTTCGGTATAGTCTGGATGGTAGAACCATGTTGGGCTGTTCGCCTTCGCCAGTTCAGCAGTCAGCCGCGCAATCTCGGCCCGCTCTGCCGCGACGTGGCGGGCGAAGGGCTCGGCGTGATGGTCTGCCTTGCCCGCCAAGATCAGATCGCGCATTTCAGGCAGCACCGTGATTGCCGCCGCCGCGATCCGGTCGGCTTGGGTGATTTGGGGCTCGGTCATGCCAAGCCCAGCGCGGCACAATACACATCAAGCACGGCCTGCCACTCACGCCGATCTTCCGGCTTCATCTTGCGCAGGCGGACCACTTCGCGCATCATCTTGGCGTCATAGCCGACAGCCTTGGCCTCGCTGTAGACATCCTTGATATCGTCCGCGATGCCCTGCTTTTCTTCGGCAAGGCGTTCGATGCGCTCAATCAGCAGGCGCAGGCGGTCGTCGGTGGATTCAGTCATGTTGTTGCTCCCTTGGTGAATGGTCAAAACCCGACCGTATCGTCGCCAAAGCCCTCGCCTGCATCTGCGTCGGACTTGCCCTCGCGTTCAATCTGCGCACGGCGGGCGGCGTATTGTGCGGCGATCTCGCTCGCCAGTTCGGGCTTGTCGGCGTGCAGCTTGCCGAGCGGTTTGATGCCCTTCGAAATGATCGCTTCAAGCGCGTCGTTATCGGCCGCGTTCTGCACGGCGGCGATGTGATCGGCGGCCCATTGTTCGGCGGTCTGCTTGGCGGGGTGATCGCGGACTTCGGCAATCAGCGGCATGACGACGTGCGGCTTGCGCTGGCCCTTGGTGGCGGTCAGTTGCATCAGCATCTTGCCATCAATATGACTCATGTGGCTGATGCGTATTCCGCCAACTTCGAGCCCGCCCCACTTGACGGCCGGATCGCGGTAGAGAGTAAGCGACCGGCCGACATAGACCTTCGCATCCGGCCCCCACGCCGAGACGAGAACGCGGCTCATCGACTTGCAGGGCCTGAACGCGAGATCGGTTTCCTCAAGCAGGATATTGACTGGCTGCTCTTGTCCTCCGCGAATTTGAACCTCGCGAATGGTGAACGTCTGCGGCCCGGCAAGCAGGGAGTCGGCGTTCAACTGGTCTGATTTGGGCACGATCACATCGGCCATGGTTGGGTTGTTCATACATACATCTCCTGTTCGATAACCCGCTCGGTCGGCGGAAACTTTGCCGTTGCGAGGGTGGCGTGATATTCGCGGATACGATCAGCAGCGCGCGCTTCAAAAGCTCCGGCCGCGACGAGTATCGCATCGTGAACTTCCGGGATTGGGTAGACACGGATGGTCGCCATCGGCAGTCCGCCCGAATACGAAACAAAGTCGATCCACTCGCGTTCGGACACGAGCAAGCCGGTCTGTAACTGGAATGCGAACTCGACCGGGACTTCCAACGTCGCGATTGTTTCGACCTGGAACTTTTGCTTGCGGCTCTTGCATTCGATCAAGCCATCATCACCGACAAGCCCATCGGGTGAATAGCCGATTGTAAAGCCCCACCGGTCGTTTGTGATGAACCCGCACTCGGCAACAGGCGCATGAGTCTTGCTATACAGTTCGCGGGCGCGGATTTCGTCATCCCATCCGCGCAGCATGTGGTCACCAATATACGACGGCTCTACATAGCCGCTGATCCGTTGCGCCACGAGTTCCCAAAGATGCGCGCGCTCCTTATCATTCGCCGCGATCTTGAGTGTCGGGGTTAAAATTAATTTCATCTCGCTAGCAGTCAGCCGGCCGCACCTGAGTGCGTGCCATTCCTCGCTGCCTTGCGTGACCTCAGGGTGATAAACGACAGTCACCGCCCTGCCTCCTTGTGGTTACGCCGCCGCCGCAGTTCATCAAGCACCCATTGCTCATGCGGGCATTGCTGCCTGATCTTCGAATGTGCAGGCAGGCGGCCCGTTGCGGTCAGAAGGGTGCGCAGAAAGCTCATGCGATCCACCATGCGACAATCCCGCCGACCACGATAAGCGCGGTCACGATGATTTCAGGGAGGCGGTGAAACAGGTTCATGTCGCCACCCCCGCGAAATGCGCCCTGAACGCCCGACCGAACGAGCCGTGAGCTTTCTCCAGCACGGTCGCTAGCGGCAGATCGTCAGCATCGGGGTCAAGCCCGGCCTCTTGCATCCCATGGCGCAGTCCGCTCTCGCAAGCGCCGGTCAGCAGGCGGAAATCGTTGAACTCGACCGTTCCGCGCGCCTGGATTGTTTCGATAAGTTCGGCGGCATCAAAGTCTTGCTCGTCGGCCTTGAACCGCGCATCGCGAACGGCCTGTTCGATTGTGCCGCCATGGGCACTGTATTCACCGAACGTCGCGATGTAGCAGGTCTCGAGCTTGCCCAGATCACCACCGCCGAAATAGCGGGCATGGCAAACAGTGGCATCACCTACCTGTCGCTCGGACAGGATCAACATGGTGTATCCATCGATAACGCGCAGGCGGATGCGCTGATCCCGGTAGGTTTGATATTCGTCGGTCAGGCTACTCAGATAGACGCCGCCGCCATTGCCGAACGTGGTGCCCTCCGGCAGCGTGGTCAGGCTACTCAGATAGACGCTGCCGCTGTTGCCGAACGTGGTGCCTTCGGGCAGCGCGGTCAGGCTGCGCAGATTGACGTAGCCGCCCTTTACCTCGATTTTTCCATCAGCGACGGTGTAGGGATAGCCCTTGCCGTCCAGAATCTTGCTGAATTCTTCGATGTTCACGTTCAACCTCCAAAAGCCACGATTGCAAACAGGGCCACAACCCCAGGCACGATCAGCGAGACGAACGACATGATCACCAGTTCGCGGATGGTTGGCATCGGCTCGCCAATGTCAGCGGTTTGCTGCTTGAGTGATTGCCACGATTTCATGCCGTCCACTCCGCGTTGAGCTTGGCCCGGCGTTCCGGCGACAGTGTGGCCAGATAGGCGCGGCACTCGTCCGCAATGCGATCCGTGGTGGCCATATCGACCGGCTGGACGCGGGGGATTTCGGAGAACGCAGCAACAAGGGCTGCGTGCTCCGTGCGGGTGGCTGACTGGGTCATGCCGCTGACTCCCCGGTCAATTCAGCCAGTTCCTTGCGCAGACGGTCAATCCGGCGCTGCTGGATAAGCGGTCCTTCGGCATCTTCCGCAGCCTGCATGTCGATACCGGCCTGCACCTTGTCGGCAAACGTCTCGCCGTGCAGCCAGCCGTGCTGTTCTCCGACCCGAGTAAAATAGGTTACGTCATAGTTTAAGTAACCCTCCCCACAGCGCCGGAAGCTGGGCATCCATGTTGCTCCGTTCGGGGTGTTGGCCGCGATAATATCAAAGGCGGCGTTCAGCGTGTCGCGCTCGGATTTGGTAAGCTGGGTCATACGTCGACTCCTTCGCTCGGGGGATTATCGATCAGCGCCTGACGTTCAGGCGTCCATGTGATGTGGAGGCCGCAACTGGCCAATTCGCGCATGATCTGGCGGGCACCGTCACGGGCCGTCCAATCCATATCCATGCTGTCGCTGATCGCGTCGGTGATGAGGTCTTCAATCTCATCGGCGGTCCAAGGCGCGCTCATGCCGCACCTGCCGGGACATACGATTCAGCCGCACGGTCGCGGGCCTGTTCGAACAGAAAATCGCCACGATCAGCCTCGGCATCGGCCAAGTCGTCACCGGCGCGGTTCTCGCAATCTTCCTGGATGCGGTCCCATTCGTCCTCGGTCAGCGGATAGCTGTGACCGATCAGCTTGGCGTCCAGCACCTCGACTTCGCCACCCTCGGCGGGATAGCAGTTTTCAGCCGGGCCATAAGTCCGCGCCGGAACGAATGGGCTAACGGTGTAAGTGACCTCAACCGGGAACTCGCGTTCGGTGCTGCCCCGATAAATGTAGGTGGTGAATGTGAATGGCTGCGCCATGTTCGTCTCCATCGGCCGAGGTGGCCTTGCAGCGTCGTGCTGCTGATGGAGACTTGATATTTGCAATCTGCAAAGTCGTCAAGCGCTAATTATTGCATTTTGCAAAGTCGCGCACGAATCGTCCTGACGCCGGGCGCAAAAAAGCCGCCCCGGATCGCGGAGCGGCTTAGGTATGGCGGGGTTGGTTAGCCTAGCAGAGGAATGATCCGGGCGGGCACTTCACTGGGGCAGATTGGCGCGGCGGCTGATAGCTTGGCGTCTGGATCGGCTTCCATTGGTAAGGCCGCGGCTGCGGGTTCTGGGCGCCCTGCTGCCCGGTATAGGGGTTGTAATTGGGCTTGCTCGACCAGTTATCATATGTCGAATTGTTCGGGGTGCTGCGCATGTGCGGTTGCACATAGGTGCCATCCTTACGCCAATGCCCTTGGACCTGCGTTTGCGCGGAGAGTGGTGCGGCCATCAAAGCCGCGATCAAAACAAAAGCCTTCATGTCGCCCTCTAGTTGTTGGTGCCGTCTTTCAAAAAAGTCTCGATGATCTTGTCCACCTGAGCGCGCTGGGCAGGTTCCAGGCGGGATATCATCTCAAGCGTCCTAGTGTCCGCTTCGTGCGGATCGTATTCAACAATGAAGCCGGGCCGGGTTTTCAGGGCAGGCGCAAGTCGCCGTAGCCACTTGAGCGAAAGCCCCCGATCCCCTTCCTCTAGCAAGCTGATGACGGAACCAGTCGTCGGCGGATCACATGCCCCCGCAAGTTCCTCCTGCGTCATCCGCATGAACTCACGCCATGCGCGCAGATTGTTCGGGCCGCCGTTTTTGTCGTCCGTCATTCCCGCAGTTTGCAACACGGCAGCAAGGAAGTCCTCATGCGGACTGCAAAGTTCCCTCTTGCCTTCGTCTTTGCAATCTGCAAAGATGCGTGGCATGGAAAACATCACGCCAACCGCGCTTGCTGAGGCTGCCGGCATATCCTTGCCCTACGCCTCGCAGATTCTGGGAGGGAAACGCACCCCTCCACGATCGCTTGCGATACACATCTTCCGCGCGTCCGGCTGGAAGCACTCGATGCTTGCGGACCTTGGCGACGACGACATCTCCACGCTCGAACGGCTGGACCCATGGTCCCCTCCCGCCGGCCGCCCCACCCAAGGGGAAGCCGCAGCATGACCCCCGATACCATTGTTTATCTCGCGATTGTGGCGCTGGCCACGCTGCCGGTGATCAAATTTTTCGCTGATTTCCTCGGGAGGCGCTGAGTGCAGACCTTTCTCACCGCATGGATCGCGCTCGCCTGCATCACCGGCCTGATCGCCGGCCGATGGCTGCGCCACTGCGCGCGGACGAGGCGCTGAGTGATGGCAGCGCACATCCGCACCATTCGCCCGACGTTCGTGATCGGCGGGGCTGAGTGGCCGAGCGTGGTGACGGTCGATCGGCCATCCGTGCTGGTCGGCTGCGAATACAGCGCGACAGTCCGGGATGCCTTCCGCGCACGGGGCTTCAATGCATGGTCCTGCGATATTCTGCCGACCGAAGGTGATCCGCGCTGGCATATCCAGGACAGCCTGCAGCACGTTCTCTGCGGCTCGCGCTGGCCTATGTGGGACCTGATAATCGCCCACCCGCCCTGCACACATTTGGCAGTCAGCGGTGCCCGTCACTTCGCCGCCAAGAAGGCTGATGGCAGGCAGGACGAGGCGCTCGATTTCGTGCGGATGATCCTCGCCGCCAATGCCGAACACATCGCGCTGGAAAACCCGGTCTCGATCATCAGCTCGCACATCCGCAAGCCGGATCAGATCATCCAGCCGTGGCAGTTTGGCCACGGGGAAACCAAGGCAACATGCCTTTGGCTCAAGAACCTGCCGAAACTCATTCCCACACACGTCAACGGCGGTGACTTGTTCGCGGCAGCTGCGCCAATTGAGCGCGAGGCTCGCATCCACCGGATGCCGCCAGGGCCGAACCGCTGGAAAGAACGCAGCCGCACGTTTGCCGGGATCGCCGCAGGAATGGCGGATCAGTGGGGGGCTTATCTCACCTCCCTGCCCAAATTCAATGATTGCCCCCGGGTCGCACCGCAAGGGCAGGCCCCGGCCGATCTCCCGACCGGGGCCGCTTCTTCCGCTGCATCGGCTGCTGATCATGCCGGTGTTCGTTCCTTCCATGGGGGTGATGATAATGCACGGTAACGCTAACGTCTTACCGCTGTTCGACCGTCCGCGCGAAAAGTCTTACCGCGCCGCCGTCAGCAAGGTCATCCGCGATCTCAAGTCGCGCGAGGGGCTGTCCAATACCGAACTTGGCGAGGAAATTGGCTGTTGCGCCGAGACAATCGGCAACGCGGAAAACGAAAACAACAACCTTTCCGCGTTGATCCTGCTGAACATCGCGTTCCGGTATGGCGAGGATGCGATTGCCCCAGTCCGCGAATTGTATCTGTGCCGCCATGCCGAGCCGAAGACGATCAACGAGCGGTTTGACGACCTGCATAAGCAGATTGATGCGCTGCGTAGCGCGGCGGGGGCAGCATGAGCCAGTCCCGTCGCCCAAGCGATTACAATTCATTCCTTGAACGGAAGGTGATCAACGATCCCATGACCGGGCTCGTGGAAATCCCGCCGCTTCCCGACTGTCTCTTCCCCCATCAGCGCGATATCGTCGCATGGGCACTCCGCCGTGGCCGTTCCGCACTGTTCGCAGGGACTGGGCTCGGCAAGTCATTAATGGAACTGGCGTGGGCGCAGGCCGTCCATAGTGAAACCGGCAAAGATATCCTGCACCTCGCACCGCTGGCAGTATCGTCGCAGATGGCGCGCGAGGCCGACAAGTTCGGTATCGTGGCCCGCGTGGTTTCGTCGCAGGCCGATTGCATGCCCGGAACCAACATCACCAATTATCAGAAGCTGGACCATTTCGACTTGTCGCGGTTTGGCGGGGTGATCCTGGACGAAAGTAGCATCCTAAAATCGACGGACGGACACTATCGCACCAAATTGATCGAGGCTTGCCAGTCGATTCCGTTCCGCCTTGCGGCAACCGCCACGCCCGCGCCGAATGATTTTATGGAATTAGGCAACCATGCCGAATTTCTGGGTATCATGAAATACACCGACATGCTGGCGACGTTCTTTGCCCATGATGGTGGCGATACGCAAAAATGGCGCTTGAAGGGCCACGCGGAAAACACGTTCTGGAAGTGGATGGCTTCATGGGCGGTAATGCTGCGCAAGCCGTCTGACCTTGGCTACCCGGATGATGGCTATGATCTACCACCGCTGACGTTCATCCCGCACACTGTCGGCGTTGACTACGCGCCGAGCATGGAAACCGGGATGCTGTTCCCGATGCAAGCGGAAACGCTGCAGGAACGGATTTCGGCGCGCCGGGCAACGGTTGCTGACCGCTGCGAACTAGCCGCATCGATCACGCCGACCGATCGCCCGTTCGTATGGTGGACAAACCTCAACGCTGAAAGCGAACTGCTCACCAAGTTAATCCCCGGCGCGGTCGAAACCAAGGGCAGTGATCCTGATGATGTAAAAGAGCGCAAGCTGCGCGACTTTTCCGAAGGTCGCACCCGAGTGCTAATCACGAAGGCCGGCGTCGCTGGTTTCGGGATGAACTGGCAGCACTGTGCAGACACTGGTTTTGTCGGGCTAAATGATAGCTTTGAGCAATTCTATCAGGCTGTTCGTCGGTTCTGGCGGTTCGGACAATCGCAGCCTGTCACTGCCCATATTATCGCGTCGGAACTGGAAGGCGCAACAGTCGCCAATATCCGCCGCAAAGAGGCAGACGCAGAGCGCATGGCTGCCGCGATGGTCCTTCACATGGCCGACCTATCGAGCAAGGCGGTGAGCGGATCGGTGCGCGATACGCCGAATTACAATCCCACCATTCCCGTTCAACTCCCTGCTTTCCTGGAGTTTCCCGCATGACGATCAAAGCAGTCGAGCAAGTCATTACCGAAGATTATGCGATCTATCAGGGCGATAGCTGCGAGGTTATCCGCGCAATCCCCGGCGATAGCATCGGGTTCGGCATCCACTCTCCACCGTTTGAGGGGCTTTACAAGTTCTCGAACTATGACCGCGATATCAGCAACAATGATGGCCAGCAGTTTTGGGAGCATTATGCGTTTCTGATCCAGGAACTTTTGCGCGTAACCATGCCGGGCCGGTTGCACTCGGTGCATGTGATGCAGTTGCCGACCAGTAAAATCCGCCATGGCCATATCGGGATGCGCGACTTTCGCGGCGAAGTAATTCGCGCCTATGAGGATGCGGGTTGGATCTTCCATAGCGAGGTCTGCATCTGGAAAGACCCGGTAGTTGCGCAACAGCGCACGAAATCGATCCGGCTGCTGCACAAGCAGATTGTAAAGGACAGCACGATCAGCGGGCAGGGTCTGGCTGATTATGTGGTGACGTTCCGTAAGCCCGGAGAAAACCCTGAGCCTGTTTCAGGATGCTTTGACGAATGGCACGGCGAGGGTGACGGGCCGGATTACGGCAAGTTCACCACGGCGACCGATGGCCGTAACTGGTATTCGATTGAAGTCTGGCAGCGGTATGCCTCGCCAGTTTGGACCGATATCAATCAGACCCGCACGCTCCAATATCGCGGCGGGCGGGATGAAAAGGATGAGCAGCACATTTCGCCGCTGCAACTCGACGTGATCGAGCGTTGCATCGACCTATGGAGCAATCCCGGTGATACGGTCCTGACGCCATTTCTAGGCATTGGCAGCGAGGTTTATTGCGCGGTCCAGATGGGCCGCAAGGGCATTGGGATCGAGCTTAAGCCATCATATTTTGGGCAGGCAAAGCGCAATCTGGAATATGCCTGCGAGAATATGGGCGGACTGTTCGGAGCCGCAGCATGACCCCCCGCTGGCTTTCGAACTGGCGGGCATTGAACGCCAAGCGCGCCACCATCGCCAAGTCCCGCGCTGGCCGTGAACTGGCGCTGATCTCGGCCGCCAAGCGATCGGAACGCGCCCAACTGAATGCCGAGGCAGAGCATCGGCTGATCATCACCAACGCGCTCGAACTGCGCAAGCAACTGGGCCTGCCGGAATGGCCGGGAATTGGGGGGAAGTGATGATCGAAAAGCTCGGACCTGCGGCCGCCGCTCGGATTTGGCCATACAAAGGCCACCGCAACATGGCACAGGTTATACGTCAGGAAGGCGCGATGCAGCGCTGCGCTGATGAGTTCGAACTCACTGAAAACCCGGAGATTTGCGAGCGCCTCACCCGCACGGCGATGTTCCGCAGCAACACGCGATTCGTCTCTGCGCTACTGACGTATCTGGATGGGCGCCCATGACCGACTGGCCAACCTACCGTTGCGGGCACCCCAAGACGCCAGAGAACTCCGTGCGCCCTTCCCGGCCGCGTTGCCGCACTTGTGAGAATGCGCACCGCAAACTGACGCCGCGCGGCACGTCTCGTGTCTATGCCTATTCCAGCGATCCGTTGTTCTCGGGCCGCGCGATGGCTGTTGCGGCCCATGCGTCCGGGTTTACCGTTGAATCGCTGTTGACCCGCCGCCGCTGGACCGAACTGGTTAAAGCGCGTTACGCGGTGATGCTGGCCATGCGCCGCCGTGAGGTTTCTTATCCCAGCATTGGACGGCGCCTGCACCGCGATCATTCGACCGTGATGACCGGCGTTCGGCGGGCCGAGCACCTGCTTGAAACCTGCCCGGAGTTTGCGGCGTTGTTTGCAGCGGTTGACGCCGCATGAGCCGCCCCGCCGCAGAAATACGCCATTTCCATGCCACGATTGTGGGAAAGCCAGCCCGTTTGGGTGCATGGGCGGGAATTGCTGATAACTGGGTGCCCTCATTTGAATTGAGGGCTCTCCGGTGATCACGCTCCGTCCATATCAGCAAGCCATGATCGACGAGGCGCGCGCGGCCTATGCGCAGCGCCATCGCGCGGTTCTGCTCTGCCTTGCAACGGGTGGCGGGAAGACCATCACTGCATCGACAGTGGTGCATGGCGCGGCGGCCAAGGGCAACGTGACGTGGTGGTTGACACATCGCCGGGAGCTTGCGGCACAGGCCAGCCAGACGTTCCACGCGCTCGGCATCCCGCATGGCACGGTCCAGGCCGGCCATGTTTCAGACCCGCGCGCCTTGGTGCAGGTTGCGTCGATCCAGACAATCGTGCGGCGGCTCGACGAACTGCCCGCGCCTGACCTCATGGTGTTCGATGAGAGCCACCACATCGGCGCGGCGCAATGGGATACTCTGTTCCATCGCTTCCCCCGCGCCCGCGTGCTCGGCTTGACCGCGACACCATGGCGGCTTGATGGGCAGGGGCTTGGCCGCTGGTTCGGCCATATGGTCGCCGGGCCGTCCGCTGCCGACCTGATCGCAAACGGCTCGCTCTCGCCGTATCGCTTGTTCGCGCCCGCCACGCCTGACTTGTCCGGCGTCGGCACAACCGCTGGCGACTATCAGCGCGGGGCTCTCGCGAAGGCCATGGACAAGCCGCAGATCGTCGGAGATGCGATTGGGCACTATACCCGGCTCTGCCCCGGCAAGCGTGCCGTCGCTTTCGCGGCCGGCATCGAGAACAGCCAGCACATCGCCGCGCAGTTCAACGCAGCCGGGATTCCTGCCGAGCATGTTGATGGCTCGATGGATGCCGGGATGCGCGATGCGGCGGTTGATCGCTTCCGTCGCGGTGAAACATTGGTCCTGAGCAATGCGGACCTGTTCGGCGAAGGGTTCGATGTTCCCGCGATCGAAGCGGCGATCTTGCTGCGGCCGACCAAGAGCCTCTCGCTCCACCTCCAGCAAGTCGGCCGCGCGCTTCGGCCGGCGCCGGGCAAGAGCGAGGCTATCGTCCTTGACCATGCAGGAAACAGCCTGATCCACGGCCTGCCCGATGATGTGCGCGAATGGTCGCTGGACGATCGGGAAAAGCGCAAGCGCGCAGTGCCGTCCGAAGTGCCGATCAAGCAATGCACCGAATGCTATTTCGTCTACCGGCCCGCGCCGAAATGCCCGCAGTGTGGCCATGTGGCCGAGGTCAAGGCCCGTGAGATCGAAGTGGTCGAGGGGATGTTGCAGGAGGTCCAGAAGGTCGCGGCACAGCGCCAGCGCAAGATGGAAGAGCGCGATTGTCGGACGCTGGACGACTGGCAGCGGCTGGCGCGCGAACGCGGATATAAGATAGGCTGGGCGATGGTGCGCTGGCAGGCCCGGCAAAGGAGGGCGGCATGATCCACAACGATCTCGTCAACGCCGCGCTACTCACCCTCGCGCCCCATGGCTTCCCGTGGAAAAACAGCACTGGCGCACTCAAGGACGGCACCGGCCGCCTCGTCCGCTACGGCCTGCCCGGATCATCCGATGTGCTGGCCTGCATCAAGGGTCGCTTTGTCGGCGTCGAATGCAAGGTCGGCCGCGACCGCATGAGCGAGCAGCAGCACCGCTTCACCAACGCGATCCGGCGCAACGAGGGTATTATCCTGTTGCTCCACGCCGCCGCCGATGAAAACCCGATCGAAGCCGCAAGCCGCCTGATCCCGATGCTGGAAGCGGAGGGCCTGATCGATGGATGATCGCGCGTTCCTCAAAGAGGCGCTGGACGAATTGGCATGGCTACAGTCGATGCGCGCCATCGCATCCGAAGATTTCAATCCATTCGAGCTGCTCGATATCGACCACGCCAACGCCATTTCAGCCTATTTCCACGCGCTGAAAAAAGACAGCCCGGCAAAGACGTGGTTCTTCGCGACATTCGAGCATGCGGCCATCTATCGCGCGATGAAGGTAGATCCGTCAGACCCAGCATCGTTCTATGCCTGCGCGCATCTCAGGCTCTGGCGTGATGTTGATGGCAAGGCGCTCATCCTCGCCGCACACCCGGCGCCAGGCCTGATCCCCGAGGCGGCGGATTGGCTGGGTATCGACGCGGTGCTGGCATGGAATCCGGTCGATGACACTGCATATGTGATGGGCGACCCCGCGCCGCAATTGTTCGGCGGCTTCACGTCCCCGGAGGTCGGTGCAATCTATGCCAGTCCCTTCACGTTCCTGCGGGCATGGACCGAGGCGCGGGCACGGTTCTGGACCGAGTGGACCAGCGCACAAGGGCTGGCGTGGCGGGCGGCTCCGGTGGAGCGCGATCAGGTGCCAGGCACACTGATGCTCGGTGGGATCAATGACATCGCCTGGGTGCCGTCTGCGCTGCCGCATGACCTTACCTGCGTCGGCCTTGATTCAAGCAAAATAAACAAGGCGATCATCAAGGCAGCAAAACTGCCGTTCGCCGTTAACGGGATGAGGGCTGCGGCGTGATGAGTGAAAATATCGTGCCGCTGGATTCGTGGAAGGGTCGCCTTACCTCGTCGAAGCAGGGCTACAAGAAAAGCATGACCAACCTCATGATGTTCATCAAGAACGTCCGAGAGCTTGGCAATACTATCCGCTGGAACGAACTGGCGCAGCGCGCGGAGTGGAACGGCTTGCCACTTACCGACCACGACATCATCGATATTCGCCTCATCCTTGAGGCGCACCAATACGAGCCGACCAAGGACGACATTCTTCCTGCCGTGATGCGCCATGCGCGCGAGAACGCATTTCATCCGGTTCGCGATTATCTGCGCGGCCTGAAATGGGACGGCACGGCGCGGCTTGACCATTGGCTTCACGCCTGCCTCGGCGCGCCCGACACTGCATTCAGCCGCACGGTTGGCCGCAAGACCCTGATCGCGGCTGTTGCCCGCGCGTTCAAGCCGGGCTGCAAGGTGGACACCGTGCTGGTGCTGGAAGGACCACAGGGACTCAAGAAATCGACCGCGATTGCCGTGCTGTTCGGTGAGGGGTGGACAGCCGAGTCCGTTAACCTGTTCGACCAGCACAACAAGATGGTCATGAGCATGATGGGGGCCTGGGTCGTGGAACTCGCCGAGTTCATCGCCATCGCCAAGCGCGACCAGAACACGGTCAAGGGAATGCTCTCGATGCGTTCCGATCGCGTCGTGCTGCCCTACGCCAAGATTGCCAGCGACCATCCCCGGCAGTGCATTTTCTTCGGCACGATCAACCCCGGCGAGGGCGGCTATCTGACCGATGGAACAGGCAACCGGCGCTATTGGCCGGTCGAAGTGACGAAGGCCGACATTGATCTGATCGTATCGCGCCGCGATCAGATATGGGCCGAGGCCTACCGTGCATTCCTCGCCGATGAACCGTGGTGGCTCACCGCCGAGGAAGAGGCTCTTGCCCAAGATCAGGTCGCCGATCGCGAGAAGACTGACATATGGGATGAAATCCTTGAGCAGAAGCTGATCGGTGAAGGAATCATCACCACGTCACAGGCCGCCGCGCTGCAGGCCATCGGCGTTCCCAATGAACGCATGGACGAAAAAGCCAAGGATCGCGTCTCGGCATGTTTGCGGCGGCTCGGTTACGAAAGTGTGCCGCGCCATGAGCGCGACAGCACCGGAAAACGCCGTTCAATCCGCCTTTATGTGAGGAAAACCTGATGGTTTGGCCTGGCTACAGCACTGGCTACAGGGTGGCTACAGCACCATGGGAAACGTGCGTCTGCTGTAGCCACCCTGTTCATATTTATAACCCGGGGGATGAACGAAACCGCGCTGGCTACGGTAGCCACGCGCTGCTTTGTAGCCACCCTGTAGCCACCCGCAAACCCGCAGAAATACGCCATTTCCAACCCTACTGGCTACTGACTACTTCTTTTAGTCCAACAAAAGAAGAAAGAGAGAAAAAGGGACGGCCAAAGGAATACGCGCGCGAACGTAGTCACCGTAGTCGGGTGGAGGTGTAGCCATGGCTGATCTGTTCGACCCCACACCCACCATCAAGCCCATCGGCCAAGGAAATGCCCTTTTCCTCGCAGACCTAGCCGAGCGCATCCCTGACACTGAAATGCGCATCCGCTTCACGCAAGGGCGATACGAGGACATCCACCGGCCGAGCATTGCCGGATGGCGTAGGCTGGTGGGGCGGTCGTGAGCAACTTTCAATTCACAGGGGGTTCTGATGTCACGAGCTGGACGTAAGCGCAAAGCAGGCAAGCGCACCGATACCGGACGGCTATCGCGGGCCGGGCGGGTGCCATTGTTCGATCGTGGCACCGAACGCGCACAAGCCATGGTCGCTCTCTACGGCCAGGATGGTACCGACGCGATCGGGCGCGCCTATCAAGCCGGGCTGCTTGGTGAAGGCTCCGATGCCAAGGCGCTGCTGGACACGGCAAGGCGCATCGCCGCTGCATACTGGCAGGCTTATGCCACCGGGGCTTATGTCTGCCCACTGGGTGATCGCACGCACGGCGGCTCGATCGATCTCGACGCGGAGAGGATCAAGCGGCGGGAGGTGTGGCTTAATGACTGCTTGCGCACTGTGGAAGGCATGGGGCTGCGGCGTCAGTTTGATCAGCTCGTGATTGACGTTAACCCGGATCATGGGCCTGAGTGGCTGGACCGGGCAATCTATGCCACGCGCCGCAAGGATGAGCCGGAAGCGCTGGACCTGCAGCGGCTGACACTGGCGATCAAGGCGCTAGGTGTCTTGACACGGTAACACACGACTGCTAGGGGCCGTAATACATGGTTCTAATTGCGCCCGCAGCCGAAAGCTAGCGGGCGCTTTTCATTTGGCCGCTGGTGTTCCCTGCCCGCCGCCATCCCGTCCCCACCATCATTGCACTCGCACGGCCAACCCCTCCAGGGCCGAACGTGATGCGTTTGCGCGGACGGGTAAAGACACGGAGCCCGCATGGATTACACTGCGGTGAATGCGCTGATCGAAAGCCTCGCCCAATGGCGCGCGACCGAACAGGCTGCATCGCAGGACGTGGAAGACGCGGACGCCAAAGTTGTTGCAGCGGACGTGAAGTTTCAGGAAGCCAAGCGCCGCCTGAAATGCATCGAGGCGAAAGTCTCGCAGATACAGACCGAGCTTGCTGATTTGATCATCGAGCAGACCGAGCCTGACGAAAACGTGTTCGCAGCGGATGGGGAAGGGTGACAATGAAAAATACCCAGGCCATTCGTGACGACATCTGCATGAGACTTGGTGATGGAGAAAGCCTTGCCAGCATCTGCCGCGATCCCGATATGCCCGCATGGTCCACCGTTCATGAATGGCTGAATGAGGAATGCGGGGCGTTTTCCGGACAGGTAACGCGCGCGCGCGAACAGGGTTATATGGTCCGCGCCGATGAGGCGATCCGTGCGGCAAAGACAGCGGATGACGCGGCTAAGGGGCGGTTGGCATTCGACGCGGAGCGTTGGTATCTCGGCAAACTGTCGAACGCGTTCCGCGACAAAAACAGCGTTGAACTGACCGGGCGCGATGGTGGGCCGGTTGAAGTCTCGGCGATTGAGTGGCGTGTCAAAAACGCTGGCGATTGATGTAGCGCCGGTATTCCGGCCGCTGCTTGAAACATCGCGATACAAGGGCTGTCACGGAGGGCGTGGTAGCGGGAAATCGCAATTCTTCGCCGATCTGATGGTTGCATCGGCAATCAGGAAGCCCGGATTTCGCGGCTTGTGCTGCCGTGAGGTTCAAAAAAGCCTCAAGGAATCAGCCAAGCGCCTGCTTGAGCAGAAAATCCAGCGGCTTGGGGTGGGTTCGATGTTCGATGTGCAGGAGGCGCAGATCAAGACGCCGGGCGGCGGGTTGATCGTGTTCGCCGGCTTGCAGGATCACACGTCGGAATCTATCAAGTCTTACGAAGGTTTCGACGTGGCGTGGGTCGAAGAAGCGCAGACGGTTTCCGACCGATCGCTCAACCTGCTGCGCCCGACCATTCGCGCGCCCGGATCGGAACTGTGGTTCTCGTGGAACCCGCGCCATGCCACTGACGCGGTGGACAAGGTTTTGCGGGGTGAGGAGCTGCCTACCAATGCAGCGGTTGTGCAGGCCAATTGGAAAGACAACCCATGGTTTCCGGGTGAACTGGAGCAGGAGCGGCTTGATTGCCTGAGGCAGCAGCCCGAGCAATACGACCATATCTGGGACGGTGGCTACGTCACTGTTTCCGAAGGCGCATATTTCGCGCGGCACTTGGCCGATGCGCGCGCGCAAGAGCGGATTACCGAGATGTCGATTGACCCGCTGCTTTCGCTGCGAGCCTATTGGGATATTGGTGTTCGTGATGCTACCAGCATCTGGATTTGTCAGCAGAACGGCCATGCGCTGCGGTTTGTGGATTATTACGAGGCGGTAGGACAGGATTTGGCCACGCATCTCAACTGGCTGCGCGCAACAGGTTATGGCCATGCCGAATGCGTTCTGCCGCATGATGGCGCAAAGGCTGATGCCTTCACGGCTACGCGGTTTGAGGATCACATACGATCTGCCGGGTTCATGGTCCGCACGGTGCCCAATCAGGGCAAGGGCGCGGCCATGAAGCGGGTGGAAGCAGCGCGGCGGTTGTTTCCACAAATCAGTTTCGATGCCAGGCGCTGCGATGGTGGTCTGAAGGCATTGGGCTGGTATCACGAAAAGCGCGACGACCATCGCAACATAGGCCTTGGGCCTGAACATGACTGGGCGAGCCACGCGGCGGACGCATTCGGGTTGGCATGTATCGATTACAACGAGCCTACATCAGTGGTCTCGTTCGATTTCAGTAATAGCGGGGGGTGGATGCGCTCATGAGCGACGATGACCTTCTGCGCCTTGCCCGCGAGCGCTATCAGATCGGGGTGGACGGCGATAGCGACAACCGCGAGCGCGACGAGGCCGATCGCCGTTTCTACAAGGGTGAGCAGTGGGAAAAGGGCGATCTTGCAGCACGCACGGGCCGCCCATCGGTCACGATCAACCGGTGCCCGCAGTTCGTCAAGCAGATCACCGGGGAGATGAGGCAGAACAAGCCCGCCATTCGCGTGCTTCCAGTGGACGACAAGACCGACCCGAAGTTGGCCGAAGTCTACACCGCTATCGTTCGCCATATTGAAAGCAAGTCGGACGCACACCGCATTTACGCCAAGGCCGGTGAACAGGCGGTTATCGGTGGAATGGGTTGGTTCCGCTTGCTCACCGATTATTGCGATGACAGGAGTTTTGATCAGGAAATCCGCGTCAAGGCGATACGTAACCCGCTATCGGTGGTGGTAGACCCCAGCGCGATCGAATTGACCCGGTGCGATATGCAGTGGGCGTTCGTCTCCGAACTGATTCCCGAAGACGTCTTTCGTGATGAATACCCCAAGGCCAAACTGGCTGGATTTGACATCGCCGATGACAGTTATCAGGCATGGCGCACTGACAATACCATCCGTGTTGCCGAATACTGGGTGCGCGAGAAGCGGCAGCGTGAGTTGCTGCTTCTGTCCGATGGTTCGACCCGCTACGGGGATGAGTTGACTGACGAAGCCCTGTTGGCGATGGAGCAGATCGGCCTCTCCATCATCAACCGCCGCAAGTCGAATGCGTGGACGGTGAAGTGCCACAAGATCACCGCTGCAGAGGTGTTGGAAACCTACGAATGGGCGGGAAGCTACGTTCCACTGGTCCCGGTGATCGGTGAAGAAGTGGAAGTGGGTGACGAGGTGTTCCGCCACGGCCTGATTCACCACGCCAAGGATAGCGCGCGAGCCTATAACTTCGCGCGCTCGGCGATGCTGGAGCATGTCGCCGCGCAGCCGAAGGCCCCGTATATTGCAACCGCTCCGATGCTCAAAAACCACGTAAAGGCGTGGCAAACATTGAACTCCGGCAACCCGCCAGTCCTGTTGTTCGATCCCGACCCGCAATTGCCGGGCCAGCGCCCCCAACGCGAGGCCCCACCGACGTTTGCGGCCGCGTGGTATCAGGAAGCACAAGTCGCCGACAACGACATGAAGGCAACGACGGGCATTTACGACGCTTCGCTGGGTAAGTCCGGCAACGAAACCTCGGGCCGGGCGATCATGGCTCGCGACCAGCAGGGCGAGACAGGCTCGTATGTTTACGTTGACAACCTCTCCGCCGCCATCCGCCACGCTGGCGTGATGATCCTGGAACTGATCCCACATATCTACACGGGCGAGCGCGTGGTGCGCATGACCGGTGAAGACGGGGCAATCGAGGGTTATTCCCGCATCAATACAATGCTGCCGGATGGCACGGTCTGGAATGACATCTCTGTCGGCCAGTTCGACCTTGAAGTAACCACAGGCCCGGCCTTCGCGACCAAGCGCATGGAAGCCGCCGACAAGATGATGCAACTGGTCCAGTCGGTCCCTGCAATCGGCCAGATCGGGGCGGACATGATCGTGAAGGCGCTCGACATGCCTTACGGCGACAAGCTGGCCGACCGACTTGCGATGGCGATGGTCCCGCCCGGAATGGATGAGGACATCGACCGCAAGCGCGCCGAGATGCAGCAGAAAATGGCGCAGATGCAAGGCCCGCAACAGCCTGATCCGATGCAGGAACTGGCGATGGCGTCTGGCAAGGCCGAGTTGGACAACACGACTGCAGATACGGAATTGAAGCTGGCCAAGGCGCAGCGCGAACAGATTCAGGCTCAGGCCGACCAAATGGGCATCATGCACGATGCTTATGCGTTCGGTTACGAGGCCGGATAGCCGACGGGCTTTAAGCGGCGAAACCCGCCTTCTGGCGCACCCAAGGAAAACTCATGCACGAAACAACCGCTGGGGCGGAAACCCCTGCAGGTGGCGAAGTCGCGCCGACTGACGCCATTCCGGTCGAAACCTCGGAAGCGACCACCGAGCAGTCCGTAACTGACAATACGGCGGAGCAGGCCGAACCTGACATCGGGGCCGATACTCCCGCGCAGCCCAAGAAAAAGCACTGGGCGCATGACCGTATCGATGAATTGACGAGAGCAAGGCGCGAGGCCGAGCGGCAGGCGGAATACTGGAAGGCCAAGGCCAGCCAGACGACCGACCCCGACAGCCTCGATTACGAGGAAGGCATTGCCGAGCGCACCATTCAGCGCACCCGGCAGGAGCAGGCAGAGACGGCGCGAGATAGCGCCGCTTCTCTGGCGCAAGAGGCGTTCAGTTATCGGGAAACCATCGCACGCGAGAAGTTTTCCGATTACGACGCCGTCGCGCGCAATCCCGGAATCAGGATCACCGAAGAGATGGCGGAAGTCATCCGAGACCTCGATTCCGGCCCTGAGATTGCCTACCACCTCGGCAAAAACCCGGCGGAAGCGGCACGCATCGCGGCCCTTTCCCCGCACCGCCAAGCTGTCGAACTGGGTAAGCTGGAAGTCATTGTGACCTCTCCCAAGCCCATACCGAAGCAACCGCCTGCGCCCGTGCAGCCGGTGAGCGGAATTGCAGCCGGTGGCTCGAAAGACCCCGGCAAGATGTCGCCTGCCGAATATATCGCGTGGCGCAAGGCCAATCCCTGAACACACGGTTTCCCGCGTCGTGATGACGCCGGTGCCCAGTCCCGCAAGGGCGAGATGGACTTTTCACAATGGCAAATAGCACCCTTCAAATCGATGTCATCGCCAATGAGGCGCTGATGCATCTCGACAATAACCTGGTGGCCGCCAAGCTGGTTCACCGGGGCTACGAAAAGGAGTTCGCCGGCAACGTCAACGGCTTCGAGAAGGGCGATGCGATCTCGATCAGCCGCCCGACCGATTTCACCGTTCGTGACGGCGCTACCGCATCCAATCAGGATGTGGTCGAGGGCAAGGTCACTCTGACCGTTGATCAGCAGAAGGGCATTGACTTCGGGTTTACCTCGAAGGAGTTGACCCTCGACATCAAGGAGCTTGGTGATCGCGTCATCAAGCCTGCGATGATTCAACTTGCCAACCAGATCGACAAGGACGTGCTTGGCCTTTACAAGTATGTTCCGAACTGGGTGGGCACGGCTGGCCAGACTATCAATTCGTTTGCCGACTTCGCCAAGGCTCCGGAGCGCCTCGACGAATTTGGCGTGCCGATGGAGGGCCGCTCGGCTATCCTGTCCCCGGCTGATCACTGGGCGCTGCTTGGTTCGCAGACTGCCCTGTATATGCAGGATGTGGCAAAGGGAGCCTATCGCAACGGCTCGCTCGGCAACATTGGCGGCGTCGATACCTACATGGCGCAGAATACCCCGGCGCATATCGTCGGTGCCGATGTCACTACCGTGACCGTCAACCAGTTCGTTACTACCGCGACGACCACCTATGCGGCCGTCAAGGATACTATGCTTCAGACGATCACGATTGCCGGTGGCGATCTGAATGCTGGCGACGTGTTCACCATTGCCGACGTGAACGCGGTCAACCCGGTGACCAAGGCCGACCTTGGCTTCGCCAAGCAGTTCACGGTGATTTCGTATTCGGCTAATACGCTGATCTTCTATCCCGCGATGATCTGGACTGGCGCGTTCCAGAACGTCAAGGTAAAGACCGGCGTGACCGACCTGAACACGAAGGCGATCACCGCCATCGGCACTGCGGCCACCTCGTATCGCCAGAACATGGTGTTCCACAAGAACGCCTTCGCGCTGGCGATGGTCCCGATGATCGCCCCGCCGGGCGCTCAGGACGTGTCGCGCAAGTCGTATCAGGGGACCAGCGTCCGCCTGATCCCGACCTATGACGGCACCAACGATCGGTCGAATTTCCGCCTCGACGTGCTTTACGGCGTCAAGGCGATTGACCCACGTCTGGCCGTTCGCCTTTCGGGCACTGCCTGATTTGGGCTGGCGGGGCGAAAGCCCCGCCATCCCTTTCCCTCACATTCGGAGCATTTATCATGGCAATTGCAATCAACCCCTACGGCGAAGCGCAGATCGGCGATGCCACCACGGATTCACTCGGCTTCTACGACGCCTCGGCGATCTCGCAGCGCGCGGGCGCGGCTCAGGCAACCTCGCTGGTCGGCACCGCCTCGGCAACGGCGGTCGATACCGCACTGAAAGCGGCGGTGATCGAGATCATGAATACGCTCGATGCGCTCGGCCTATGGAAAGGGGCTGCGTGATGACTTCGGCCCCGGTATCGAATGGTGCCGGGGCCAAGAAGGCCATCTTCTGCGTTCCATCACTACAAGGCCCAACCACCCCGTTTATCGGTGCGTTGGAAAGGTCGATTGCCCCGGTGATCGCAGCGGGATGGGCCGAAGGCACGGTCGAAGTGCGAGGTTCGCCCTATATCAGCCATGCCCGCGCACAGATGTTGCGCAAGGCATTGGACTCCAAGGCTGACGTAATCGTGTTCATCGATTACGATCTGTCGTGGGATGAAGGAGACCTGTTGCGGTTGATCGAAACGCCCGGCGATGTTGTCGCGGGCACCTATCGCTTCAAGTGCGACGAAGAGAAATATATGGGCCGCCTGTGCGTCGGTGAGGACCGCAAGCCGGTTCTGCGTGATGACGGCTGCATCAAGGCGGAACTGATCCCGGCGGGGTTTCTCAAGATCACCACGCAAGCCGTGCACACACTGATGGAAGCTCACCCAGAACTGTGTTTCGGGCCAAAGTATGCGCCGTTTATCGACCTGTTCAACCATGGCGCTTTTGAAGGTGTGTGGTGGGGCGAGGATTACGCCTTTGCCCGCCGCTGGAATGCGTTGGGCGGGGATATCTGGGTTATTCCTGATTTGAACCTGACACACCATGCGAAGGGCGGCGAGGGCTACGTGCCCTACCCCGGCAATGTTCACCGCTATCTCTGCCGGCAACCCGGCGGTTCGGAGTCCCCACCATGAGCAATGTTTATGCAACCGCCCCGGCATCGGGCGGCGCTGATATCACAAAGAACGATTCCACGATCCTCGACAGTCGCACCCGCGCGGTATGGGTCAGCGTGGCCGGCGACCTCAAGGTGACGACGTGGGACGGCTCAGTGATGACGTTCGGCAACGTCCCCGTCGGGTTTCATGTGGTCCGCGCCAAGATTGTCTGGTCTACAGGCACCACAGCGACCGTTACCAACGCGGTGTGGTGATGAACTGGACCGCCAAGTCCCCGGCAGAAGTTGTCGAACGGCGATGGACGCCCCCTATCCTCGATGGAGACAGCATTGCCTCAGTCGTGGCGGTCGGGACCGGGATAACGGTCGATAGCGACGATTACGACGGGAACGACGCGGTAGTCGTGCTATCGGGTGGCACGGCAGGGGCGGAGGCCACCGTCGCGCTCACTGTGACCACCACCGAAGGGCTGGTGTTTGCGGCCACCTTCTACATCGCAGTCAGGGCCGGGGCGGCGGCGCTTGGTTATACTGCCAGCGATATCTGCGCGTTTGCGCTGGCCAAGATCGCAGGTGATGGAGAGACATCCACTGCCTCGCAAAGCGCCGTGGCGTTGGAGCGGCTTAACGATATGCTCGCGATGTGGCGCATCGACGGGCTTGATATCGGCGTTGCTGGCGTTCTAGCCTTGGCGTCCACAATCGATGTTCCCGATGAATATGTGCCCGCAATCAAGTGGAACCTGCGGCTTTTGTGTCACGAGCACTACGGCGTATTGATCGATGCGTTCGATGTGTCGATGGCAGAGCGTAGCCGGGCGCTGGTAGCGAATTCGTTGCTCGACATCCCCGACCTTGCGTTCGATCGCACGATTACGCTGAACGGTCGCTATTTCTGATGGCCCGGATGCAGTTCGGCCTATCCGCCTTCGAAAGAGCGCGGGGCGACCTTCCTGAACTGCCGGTCATCAACATGTTCGCCGAGGAAGCACCGACCGAGGAAACCGGCGTGGTCCTGCAATCGCGCCCCGGCCTGTCCGATCGCAGCGCTGACATGGGCGCTGGCCCGGTGCAGGCTCTGTTCAAGGGCGATGGGGTTCTGACGGGCGGGCTTTACGGGGTGTCGGGAGCGTCACTCTACAGCGGCGCAACGCTGATCGGCGCGGTGGATGGCACCGGGCCATTCTCCATGGCGGGTTATGAGGACAGCCTGCTTATCGCGGGCGGCGGTTCCTTGTGGGGTTATAACGGGGCCACTCTTGCGGCAGTCGCATTCCCTGACGCGGCCAATGTCAGCAAGGTGCTGGTCGGCGCATCGCGCGCGATCTGCATCCGGGCCGATACGGAGAAATTCTATTGGTCGGACGTGCTTTCGACCACAATTGACGCGCTGTCGTTCGCCACGGCGGAAAGCCAGCCAGACCGGCTGAAAGACGCGCTGTTCATTGATGACATCCTGATCCTGTTTGGTTCGGAAACGGTGGAATTCTGGCCCAATACCGGAGACGCGGATTTGCCGTTTCAGCCGCTGGAAGGCCGGGTGTTTGAACGCGGGATCAAGGCGACCGGCTGCGCCACGGAGTTCGGTGCAACCTTCGCATGGGTTACGAACGACAATCAGGTGTGCATGTCCGACCCTGACAACATCATTTCCAGACCGGGCCTTGAGGCGCTGATTGAAGCCTCGGCCACGGTACGGTTGCAGACATTCCAGATGGAAGGCACCGAATTTCTCTGGCTGCGGATCGATGCCGGGGACTGGGTGTTTTCGGCCCGGTCAAAGCTGTGGTCAGAATTTGCATCCTATGGAAGCAACAACTGGCTTCCAGCGTGCTTCGCCGGGGGTGTGTTCGGTTCATCGCAGGATGGCAAGACGCTGGCTTGGGGGTCCGGGCATCTCGATATGGGCGGGGTGCTTGAGCGCCGGTTCAGGGCCGGGTTCCCACTCAATGCGGGCGGGGTGATGGTCAACAATATCCTGCTGCGCTGCAATGTCGGCGTGACCGGATATCTGACCGGAGATTACGCTGACCCAGTGGTTGAAATGCGGCGCTCGCTCGATGCGAGCAAGACGTGGGGAAGTTGGCGATCGGCCTCGCTCGGGGCGCAGGGCCAATACCGGACCAAGGTGCAGTGGACCGCTTGCGGGATGGCCGGGCAACCAGGCTGGCTCTCGGAGTTCCGGGTTACGGACCCGGTGCCGCTGCGGGTTTCCGATGTCAGAATCAATGAGATTTTTGGCGGTATCTGATGGCGCTCAAACTTCCCCGGATGCAACGATCGGTTCCGTTGACCGACAAGGCAGGCCAACCCGTGATGGCGTTTCATCGCTGGTGGGATTCGGTGGCATCGGCGATTGAAAATCAGGTGACCGACCTGCTGGCACTAATCGCAAGGGTAGGCACGGCAGAAGCGGATATCGCTGCGCTTGAAGCGCGCACCATGACGGCGGGAACGGGCCTGACCGGGGGTGGCGATCTTACGGCAAGCCGGACATTCGATGTGGGCGCGGGGGCAGGCATTGTCGTAAACTCCGACGATGTGGCGCTTGACACGACATCGGCGCGCAACGTGGACCATTCGGCGGTTTCGATCCTTGCCGGAACGGGGATGACTGGCGGCGGGACCATCGCTGCCAACCGCACACTGAACCTCGCCGACACCGCTGTTACGCCGGGTTCATATGGCAGTACATCATCGGTGGGGACGTTCACGGTTGATCAGCAGGGCAGAGCGACTGCGGCGGCATCTGTGGCGATTGCCATTTCCTCCGCCGCTGTGTCTGGCTTGGCCACCGTCGCCACATCTGGTTCGTTTTCCGATCTTTCCGATCAGCCGGGATTCAAGAGCAACGGGCAGTTCGTCATTTCCGCCACTACCACAATCGGTTCTACCGAAAAGGGCTGCAATATCCTGCTTACGAGCGCCGGGATCACCCTGACATTCCCGGCCAGTGGTTACGCAAGTGGCGAGGGAGTGCTTGTCAGCAATGTGAGCGGCGGCGCGGTCAACCTGTCATTTCCGGGCGGCAGCGACATGGGGGCATCGATCCCGAACAATGGGTCCGTGATCGCGCTGTGTGACGGCGGCGGATTCTGGCGGCAATACTGCTATTCGACGGCGCGGCTATGATCCGCCCCGCCACGCAAGCCGACATCCCGGTGATCGCGCGGCTCGGGGAGCGGTTCCACGCGCAAGCGCAATGGGCGGATATCTTCGATTACTCAGCCGATGATTGCGCGGCCTCGCTGGCGCAATACCTCCCGCTGCCCTTCTTCATCTGCCTTGTCGCCGATGAAGGCGGGATTGTCGGGATGGCCGCCGGGGTGTTGGCTCCGGTCTATTTCAAGGCGGACCACCTTTCGGGCGAGGAGTTGTTCTGGTGGGTTTCTGACAGCGCCGGGCAAATGACCGGGCTGCGGCTACTCCAGGCGCTGGAGAACGAGGCCAAGGCGCGTGGGGCACGATCATTCCAGATGAAATCCATCGCGCGGCTGAACGGCGACCGGATGGCCCGGCTTTACGAACGCAAGGGCTACCGCGCTTCCGAACACACATTCATCAAGAGGCTGTAATCATGGCAATCGGGACAATCGCAGCCATTGCGTTGGGGGCTGGCGCGATCGGCAGCGCCGTTATCGGTTCAGGCGCGACCAAGAGCGCCGCCAATGCGGCAACCAATGCGGCGGACACCTCGGCTGCGGTCCAGCGCGAACAACTTGGGGCAGCACAGACTGCACTCAATCCGTTTATCGCCGCAGGGCAACCCGCCTCGGCGAATATCAACGCGCTCTTGGGGCTTGGTGGCAACCCTGCTGCGGCGAATCAGGCGTTCGACCAATATCGCGGCTCTACCGGCTATGATTTCCGCTTGAACCAAGGGCTTGATGCGGTCAATTCCGGTTACGCCGGGGCGGGAACGATCAAATCCGGCGCGGCGATGAAGGGCATCAGCGACTATGGGCAGGGCATGGCGAGCCAGGAATTCGGGAATTACCTGAATGCACTCGGCAACCAGCAGGCGCTTGGCCTGTCCGGCGCATCGGCCCTTGCGGGCGTCGGCCAGAACTACGCCAACAGCATCGGCAATATCAATTCGAACAAGGCGGATGCGATCGGCAACGCCGCGCTGGCCGGTGCCGCGAACACGAACAGCCTGATCAGCGGATTGACCGCCGGAATCTTCAAGTACGGGGTGAAGTGATGGCGATTAACTGGAGCCTGCTGCAGCAGCCCGATATCATCGGAAACGCGCTGAATGCTTTCGAGCAGGGCAAGGAAATGCGCCGCGCGGATAGTGGGCGCAACGCCATGGCGTCATTGGCACAGAACCCGAATGATCAGGCTGCATTCGGCCAACTGGCGCAGTCCGATCCTGCCACGGCAATCCAGTTTCGCCAGCACCAGGGGCGGGCCGCCACGCAAGCGCAGGAAACCAAGAATGCACAATTGCAGCAGATGGGCCGCCTGTTGAACCACGCCACGGACGAAGCGTCTTATCAGCAGGCCCTTGCTGCAGCCAAGCAGATCGGCATTCCGGTTGATGGCGCGCCGCCTGCCTTCGATCCGAACTGGATCAACCAGCAAAAGACGATATTGCAGGCGTTCGAAAAGGATGGTGGCCAGCAGATCAGCGGCCTTGCGCGCGAACTTACCGATGCGGGTTACAAGCCGGGCACGCCGGAATTCCAGCAGGCCATGGCTACCGCGCTGCGCGGGAAATACGCCCCCCAATATACCGACCAGCAAGGCAACCTGCGGCAGAGCCAGTTGCCGCCTTTGCCGGGGCTTCCGAAGCAGCAGATCATCTCGCAACGCCCTGAAGGCATGAGCGACAGCGACCTGTTCGCGCAGGCGCGCGAGGCGATCCAGTCCGGGGCAAATGCCGATGATGTATTCAGACAGTTGCAGGCATGGGGAGTGCAGCCCTGATGGCGCAAGGTAACGTATTCGGCCACCTGCTGCCCGGGACTACCCCGCAAGCCTCTACGCAGCCCCCCGCGCAGGATGACCCCATCCTGCGCCCGGCTGATCCCTACAAGGCATCAGCGGAACAGCGGGCGCAGCGTGACCAGCAGTTGCAGGAAGTGGCAGCGGCTCGCGAGGCCGAGCGCCTGAGGATGGCGCAGGAGTCCTCACAGCGCGATGCGCAATCCGCAGCCCTCGGCACTGAAAGCGAGCGCACAGCGGGGTTTCTGGCCGGGCGCATATCGGATGCGGTCAAACGCCTTGCGCCTGCTGTAAAGACAGATCCATCCGCGCAAGGCCCAACGGTGGGGGTAGAGGCGGTTCGCAAAATTGCTGGCGACAGCGCTGCAAACTATTTCACCGATGCCGAGCGCCAACAGGTTCGCGCTGCGCAGCGCGATATCCTTGACGCGGCTTTGACGCTCGGCACTGGCGCAGCTTACACGCGCGAACAGTTGGCTGGATACGAGCAAAGCTATCTGCCGCAATTGTTTGATGATCCGGCCACGATCGCATCCAAGCGACAGGCCTTGCGGACACTGCTGCAAGAGGCATCGCGCAAGGCTGGTCGCAGTGCCCCGGATATCGAGGCGGCCATTCAGGCGCTTGATCAATTGCCCGATGTCGGAGCGCCAGAAGACCCAAACCGGGAGGGCCTGACCGGCGTCGTTACCGATGACAGCCCGGCAACAGGAAGCCCGCTCTCCGGTGGCCCGCCCGATCAGAGCGGCATCGGCGGACTGATCGAACTCGGCAAGCAGGGAATCACTCTCGGCTTGTCCGATGAGGCTGCAGGCGTTGGTGGCGCGATTGGTGCCGGTCTGACCGGTAACGACCCGATGGCGGCCTATACACGCGAACGTGACCTTGCGCGCGGCAATATCGACCGGGCACGCAAAGAATGGCCCGTCATGGGGACTGTTGCGGAATTGCTCGGCGGCGGCGGCGCAGTCAAGGCGATTACGGTCCCCAACCGCCTTGCTCAAGTGGCTCGGCAGGGTGCTGGCCTCGGCGCGGCGGCCGGGTTCGGCTATGGCGAGGGCGGGGAAAGCGTGCCCAATGCGCTAATTGGCGGGGCTACCGGTGGGGCCTTGGGAGCTGGTCTGTATGGCGCATCGCGCGGACTTAACGCGCTTTCCCGCTCGCGCGGTAATGTCGATATGGAAGTTGTCAGCGCAGGTCAGCGCCAGAATATCCCGGTGCGCCAGCCCGACGCACGCCCGGAATTGCGTGGCCGAATGGCGCAAGTGGAATCCACGGCGAATGGTGGCCCGCTGGTTCGCGCCGCTCGGGAGGCTGATGCGGCCGCGATGGAAGGCCGCATTGCCGAAGTGGGCGGGCAGGGAAATCCGTCCGATCCTTACGCTCTCGGAACGCAGGTGCAGAAAGCAGGGGAGCGCTATATCGCCAACACCAGGCAGCAAGCCAATCGACTGTACGAGAAGGCGCGCACCGCAGCCGGTGGAGCAACCGTGACGGCGCGCAATGCCGATGCGGTGCTGGATGCCAATATCAAGGAACTGCGTGCGGCCGGTGAAAACAGCAATGGTGCCGCGATCAAATACCTTGAAGGGCTGCGCGCGGATATCGACCGGGGGCTATCGCTCGAATCGGTACAGAACCTGCGCACCAATATGCGCGGTCAGATCAGCCAGCAGGGCTTGACGGGAACCGATACAGAACGGCGCGTTGGGCAGGTGATCGATGCGATGAATCAAGACCTTGTGGATCAGCTTCCCAAGGCGGCATCCAGCGCGCTTTCCGCCGCAGATGCATTCTACAAGAAGCGCCAGACGTTCATTAACGACACGCTCAAGCAGTTCATGGGGTCGCGCAACAATCCCTTGCCCGCTGAAACAGCCGCTTCCCGGCTTGTATCGATGGCCCAAGGCAAGGGTAACTACGAGCGGTTTTCGCGCATGTGGGGACAGCTTGAACCGAGCGAACAGGCAGATGTCGCCGCAACCGTGGCGGCTTCGCTTGGACGTGCCCGCAACGGTGATTTCAGCCCTGCGATGCTCATCAAGAACCTTGATCCGCGCCAAGGTATCAATCCCAGGACGGCGACCATGATCTTTGGACCAGATGGCGCGCGGGCTTTGCAGGACTTGCGCATTCTGGCCAGCGCGAAAACGGCTGCACTGGGAAGGCAGTCGCCATCCGGGGTGGCGATCAACGCCGCGTCCGGCGGGCTGAAAACCCTGATGATGAGCGCGCTTGGTTTCTCAACAGGAGGCCCGGCCGGGGCAGTCGCTGGCGGGGCGGCACGCGAACTTATCTCCAAGTGGGGTGAACAGCGCGCAGCCCGGATGCTGCTGAATCCCGATTTCACCAAGTGGCTTCGGAATGCGCCAAACACAACAAGCCCGAAGGTCATCGATCAGTATTTCTCACGTCTCGGAGCCATCGGTTCAATCGCCGCGAACGACAATGCCGCGTTCACCAGCGCCTTGCGCGCCGCTGTCGGCAGAAGTCCCGGAACCGTCTCCGCACAGCAGGAACAGGACACTGGGCAGAAACCACCACAGCAGTAACGCCCAAAGCCAGAATTTTGGTTGAGTAAACGTCCGCACTGCGGCGCCAAATAGCACAGACAACCCCGCCTCGCGCGGGCTTTTTTAATGGGATCACCACATGAGCCTTTTCCCCGCCAGCCTTGTGCAAGCGACCGACAACAACGGCGATCCCGTTTCCGGCGCGATCTGGAAATTTTATCTCACCGGAACACTTACCCCGGCCGCCGTCTATTCCGATCATGATTTCGCCACGTCGCTTGGTGCCACTGTCACATCCGATAGCGCGGGCTGGTTCGTGCCGATCTATCTTGACGACAGCGTGACCTATCGCGCGGTTCTGACCACTTCGGCGGGCGGTGTTCTCGGCGGGCATGATGTGGACCCGGTTTCGAACGCATCCGGCTATTTCAGCGTTGCCACGCGCACGGCAATGGCGGCGCTTACATCCTACATGATTGCCGGAACCACGGTCATGCTGTCCGAAGCCGGACGCGAGGGCCTGTTCATCCTGCGGGCCGGTGTCGCCCCCACCGATACCCTGCAGGGCATCTATGTGCCTTCGGACACCTCCGGCTATTACTGGGAGCGGGTGTGGTCTGGCAATCCCGACGCCGGATGGTTCGGTGCCGCACTGGATGACGGCGGAACCGATAGCGCGGCAGCGATCCAGGCTTGCCTTTCCGTCACGGGCAGGATGCATTTCCCGGTAGGCTATTATTACGGCGCGAGCGGGCTGGTTGTCGGCGATTCGCAAGTCATTACCGGCGATGGCCCGCTGGTTTGCGGCTATATCTGCAGCAGCGCGACCGATCACCTTCTCGACCATTCAGGCACGACTTCGGCCTTTATCAATGGCGGGGATTTTGAAGGTTTCACCCTCTCCCGCTCGGTCACGCCAACTACCCCGGCCGATCCGGCGGATGACCGCACACAAGGTCACGGCCTGCACCTCGATCTTGTTTCAAACGTGCGCATAAACCGGGTCTATACCTATAACAACCTTGCCGAAGTCTATGTCGCGCGCACCCTTGCCGCACAGATTGAAAACGTGCGCGGCCTTCGCCAGACCGGGGGTGCAAGCGACCGCTGGACCGGGCTGATGGTCTATGGCGATCCTACCGGGATGCCTGGCGGATGGGCCACCGGGCCATCGGGCAACCCCTCCTGCACGATCAAGAAAATCCAGATGGTCGCAGCCAGCGGTCTAGCATCGTCCATAAACTTTTCGCTCAAGAAACAGTTGCAGGATTTGTGGATCGAAGACCCCGAGGCGGGCGGCGGCCATACGCAATACGACATTGACCCCGATGGCACCACGGCGGGCGATTTCTTCATCATCCGTCCGGTCGCGGATGGATATTTGACCAATGGTTACAACATCCGCGATTTGCCGCTGGATGCGTCCCTGATCATCCGTGATGCATGGGTTGCCCCGGCTGCGGGAGCTACGTCTTCGGGTGTACTGCTTAATGGCGCGCATGGCTTGGATATGAATGTAAAGGGAAACTTTACAATGGCTAGCGGCCTTACAGGGGTAGGCGCGAGCGATTGCTCGCAGATGAAAATCGATGCTGATATGGTGAACTGCCAATATCCGTTTACGGCGGGCGCAATTAATTCTAGCGAAATTAAAATTCGCGGCTCAAAGAAGTACATAGGTGCGAATTTTGGTAACGTGGCTGACTTAACAAATAGCCATTCGACCACTCTGGATATTTGCACCTTCGCATTTGATACACAGAAATATCTTACCGCTGCGAATATCGACAACCTGTCCACTGGCCTGACGATCAATGTCACGCGGACTTATGCCGGTAGCGCGGCGGACAAGATCAAGGTCAACGGCGTTGCGGTTACGACACAAGGCAATGTCAGTGGGCATGTGATCATCAATCCGGGCGCAGGAGCGATGTTGTGATCCCGCTGCTCCTTGGCCTGTGGCTCGCTGGCGTGGGCTTCGCGCTCATGCTGGCGGATGGCATTCTTGGCCTGATCCGCTGGATGCGGCACCGCGATATCGCCCGCGCGCGGCTTGAGAGGCGGGGCAAATGAGCGACCATCAATTTATCGACGAACAAGAGGCGGAACGGGTGCGCACATCACTTACTATTGCCGAAATAGGCGTGATCGTTTCGCTGCTTTGCTCGGTCGGCTCGCTGATTTTTACAGGCGGCGTGATCTATGGAGACGTGCAGCGCAACACTGAGCGGCTGCGGATTATCGAGCCGAAGGTGGACGCCATTTCAGGCCGGATCGAGCGGATCGATGCGAACGTGCAGTTCCTGACCGAACAGGCGCAGAGCCGCGATAGGCGCGGCCAATGACAATCATCGAACTGCAAGCCGCTATCGGCACGAAACCAGATGGGCAATGGGGGCCAATGTCCCGCGCGGCCCTTCTGGCGGCGTTCGTGAACAAATCCGCCCCTGCCATCACTGGAACCGAGATAAGTGCCTACGCGGCCCGTCTGGGCGTATCTGAGGCGCAATTGCGGGCCGTGGCAGCGGTTGAAAGCAGCGGCGGCGGGTTCGATAGCGATGGCCGCCCGAAAATCCTGTTCGAGCGGCATATCTTCGCCAGACTTACCGATGGCAAGTGGTCCAACGCCCCTTACTCCAATTCGGCAGCGGGTGGATATGGCGAGGATAGCTGGACCAAGCTGGAAACGGCGGCGGGCAAAGACCCTGATGCGGCTTTTTCGGCATGTTCGTGGGGCAAGTTCCAGGTGCTCGGCGTTCACTGCACAAAGCTGGCCTACCCCTCACCCTTCGCCTTGGCGCACTCCACGGTGATGGGCGAACGGGAGCATTATGAACTACTCGCCCGCTATATCGAGACGTTCGGCTTGAAGCGCGCGATGCAGGCTCTTTCCGCCGATCCGAACGACTGCCGGGCCTTCGCGAGCGGGTACAACGGGCCGGGCTATCGGCGCGGATCATATCACATCAAACTGGCAAGGGAAATGTCATGAACATCACCCGCGTGCGCCTGATCCTCGCGCTGCTCTCGATGGCTCTGGCCGGGTTCGCGCTTTACATTCTCACCAACAAATCAGTGCCGACCGAAAATCGTGACGCACTTATGGTCGCCCTCGGCGTGATCCTCGGCTTGTCCAAAGATGCATTCGGGTTCTTCTTCGCCACGTCGCAAGGCTCATCCGAGAAAGACCACATCATCGCCACGCAAGCCGCAACCGCAAAACCAACGCTTGACCTCACCGGGGCCGAACTGCCCCCAGCACAAGGAAACTGACATGTCCATTTTCACAGAAATCGAAGCCATCGCCACCGACGTTATTGAGGATATCGTCACCGAGGCAAAGGAACTCGCCGGTTCCATCGTGGTCTATGCCCGCGAAATGGCTGGTACCGCGCTCGATATGTTCATCGACTACATCAAGGAAACCAAGCTCGGCACCGCGATCATGAACCTGATTTCGGCGGCCAGTTCATCCACTGCATCGGGCTATGACAAGTTCGCTGCAGTGATCT